TGCTGGCTCATAGCTACCCGAGTAGGTTAATTCTTCCGCTAGGTGGTCAAACGTCCTATAAAGGAGCGGAGTGATATTCAGTCTAGGATCTGCCGCAAGCGGTTGGTTAGGCGCAAGCGGATGTGGAGACTGCAACATCTGGGATAATAATACCAGAAATTGTTGCATCGCAGATTGAGTTTGTTGGATCATGCGGAAGGGGAAACCCTTCAGCATTTCCGCTATCTCAGAATCAGTTTTATCGGGGAAAAGATATTTCATGGCCTCTAGGCTGTCTACACCTAGTTCCTGCATGTTGCGGACGACCATGGACTTCTGAAGTACGTCATAAGACGTATCCTCATAAACATCACCCTGATACCGATAGGAAACCTCGCGATCTCCATCTTCGGGTAAACCGACAACGCCACGAGGGACTTTGTTTTCGGCTACTGCTTTCTTAATTTCCTCATCGAGTTTGCTTTCAAACTTAAGAACAGCTCTTCTGTACTTTTCGAGGGACTCAGGAGTTTCTTCTTTAGGTGGATTCGGTTCCTTCATTCCGGAAGCCAGAATGAAAGACTCACGGAAGATGACTTCCTGGTGATAGATCATCATCTCCAGGAGACGATTAAATCCATAGGTCAGGAAGCTTTTGTTCTTCCGCATGGCCGTGGCCTGAGCACGACCCATCAACCCTTTAATTTCCGTGGCAGTTGCGCCTGCGGAAATCGAGATTTCGTCCACACCGCCAAGGGCAGTACGAATCTCTTCCCGAAGGAGAAGGGTATAACGGTTCATGTCCCCGTTAACCGGGTCAGGCGTCATGTAGCCCACTCGGTCAGAGGGCTCCACGTTCGCGATAATCCGAGGAACGCGAAGACCCGAACCCATCCCACCACCGAAGGGCTCGCTTACCCGAGTGGAAGGACTATCTACACCAGCAAAGCCACTCTGACTGCTGATCGTGGGCCTGAAGTTTGACTGAGTGTCATTAGCTTCGACCAGATCACTACGTGGGCGAGAGCTGATCAGAGTTGGGTTTCCGAAGAACTCAATGTTCTTGGCGATATTTCGAGTGAGCTGGTCATGAAGCACGATCTGCTCCATGAAAGGATCGAACTCACCCTCTCCTTCAGTACCACTGGCGTTCGGTTTGTTTAAAACCTCTACAGCAGGTATAAAGCCAAGTGTGTTGGGGCGTTTCTTGGCAGGAGTTAGAACCGCACCTGGTTCAAGATCAAAACTAAGCTCGGTGTCAGTCTCTACTTCACTAATCTCATCTGCTGTGATCGACAGACGAACGTAGCGCTTGTTCTGACCGTAGCTGTTGCTAGGTAAACCTAAGTTTGCGTTCTTTACCTTGTAGCTGTAAATGATGATGACCTCTTCAACATCACCATTTACGTCATGGTACACACGGTACTGATTCTTATTAAAGAAGTAGATCTGATACTTCAGCTTCGGATCAGGCCTGAAGTAAAAGAGTCCGCAACCGTCAATCAGAAAGTTACGAATGATCGAAGGAAAACGAATATCAAGCCTATTAAGCTTAATAACGTCCTCTAAAAAGCGTGTACGACTTTTATAAGTGTCTTGGTCACAATAAAACGTCAGACCCTTCTTCATCATGAGAAGGGTCATTTGCTGTAAATGGCTCAGCACAACCATCGTTGCCGACTGGTTGCTCCGATCCTGAGTGCGCGAAGCTTCCAGAATCTCGTTGAACCTATTTCTGCTTTCAGTCGAGGCGGAAGGCATTCACGGACGCGGGCTAGAACCCGAGATAAAAATTACTTAGAAGACTTCATCTCTTTGTGCTTACGGGCTTTATCCCGTGCACGCGAACGCTTCTCGGAGTCACCGCGGAGCTCTTCTCCGCTGGGAGCTTTGGTTTCTTCCTGCTTCTGCTTGAAACGTTCTAAGACTTCAGCGGGCATTTTATCGGCCATCGGGAAGAAGAAAACGCTTGACTCTGTCCAGTTTAACCGCTTCTACAGGTAAATCTTCGACAGGGTATCGTGTTAATAAGTGGTCTTGTCGTCCAAGCATATCTGTAGAGCCTTCCTGAGGAACAAAGTCCGCACACAGCGCTTGTATTTCTGGTCGATCCCAGATGTAGTGCTCTGCAATTGCACTGAGTTTCAAGCCACGCTGCTTAGCGTCGCCCATCCAACTGAAATGCCATCCACCGTCTCGCTTACCTATAAAGCGACGATTGGGTTGCTCACGGATTTTGGTCAGGGTCGAGAGCGATTTGAGAGTACCAACCGTACAAACCGTGGCACACTTCCACTCAAAAAACTCACCTTGAGGCGAACACAACTGGAGGTCAGCCCGCCCATAGTGCATCGACATACTCAACCCCAGGATTAGGCGAGAGTCATGCTCTAGAAGTTCTCGGAGTGAATTAAACAAATTCGGATTAGGTAGCTCATCACAGTCTGAGCAGATGAAAACGGTGTCATCTGGAAAGAAAGTAAGAGCACTCGCTAGTGCGTCTCGCTGACCGCGCTCCCTTACCCACGGGTCGACTGCTTCCTCAGCACTCGGAAGCTCGACCTTTATAACTTCAATCTGATCTGAGGGAAGGCCAAGCTCTTTAATTGTGCTCTCGAGCGTATAAGGTTTAGGATCTCCTCTGTGCGTTCTGTTCGCCTCAGAAATAATAAACCCGTCTACGTGATCCTTAAGGGCGTTTACCCTCAGCTCTAAAAGCTCTTTCTCGTTGAAATAAGGGAAGGTGTCGACAAGCATTAGGAAGGCAGGAGATACTCTTTGACACGGGGAAGCGAAAAGATCTCACTGGGTAGTTGTTCGTGTGGAAACTCTGCAATCAGATGGTCCTCTCGACCCAACATGTCGAAAGAACCTGGATCAGCAACAAAGGTCTTACAAATGTGCTCGACCTCTGGGCGATCAGTCTCCCAATGCGCGTAAGACTTCAGTTTATTAAGACGACGATCGCTGTCCCCCATCCAACTGAAGTGCCACCCTGCATCTAATTCGCCAAGCGTTAAGCAATCAAGCGAACTGCGCATAGAAGACAGAGTGCTGTCTTTCTTCAACGTGGAAACCGTGGACGCGAAGGCGTTACGCCAGTCAAACTTTGCACCTTCAGGCGTAACTAACTGACGATCCGCACGCCCATAGTGCATAGACATGCTGAGCTTCACAACACTATCCTGATTCTCTCCAAGTAACTTAATAAGTTCTTCCAACCTCCCAGGATTTACGATCTCATCACAGTCGGAGCAAATGAAGACAGTGTCGTCGGGTGTCATATGGAGACCAACCCCTAAGGCGTCACGCTGTCCTCTCTCACGAACCCAGGGATCAGGCGCCTCTTCTGCGGAAGGAAGCTCAACATGCAGAACTTGAATCTTCTCCTCAGGAAGCCCAAGCTCTCGAATGGTATCTAAACAAGTAAATTCTTTCTCTTCCCCACGATGAGTGCGATTTGCGTCTGTGATCAAAAATCCGTCAACATGATCCTCAAGCGTGCGAATGCGCAGCTCGAGAATCTCGCGCTCGTTGAAGTAAGGGAAACAATCTATGAGCATGCGAACCAGAAGACTCTGGCAGCATGTTAACTCACTCTCGCGTTTTTATGTATTCGGCAACCCGACGCTTAGCCCGTGCCAAAACATTTCCACGGTCATTACCCATATCGACAGAAGTACCATTGGGTACACCGTCAGAATACTCAGTAGGAGGAATCGGTGCCTGAGGCGTCGGCTCACCGATAAGGCTGTACGCTTCCTGCTCCTCCGAGTCCGCAAACGCCTCGTCGGAATACATGTCCGCACGTCGTTGGCGCTCAGACGCATCAATCTGTTTACGGTACGCCTGAGAAAAGTCTGTAGCGGCATTCAGATAGGGATTCATCAGAACAGTACAGCTGCAGAACCGACGGAGCCCCCACTAATTGCCGTGCAGGCCAAGTTGACCAAGGACGGAGCAGTAGCCGAAAATTCAACATACTGACCAGGGGCGTCAGATAGTTCTAAATAGACTGTGCTACTGGAAGTGGCGTTTAAATAGACACCCCGGCAAGTCGGGAAACGGACTTCGCCATCAGATGGCTGCCAAGAAAGTCCACTTCCGTAGGGGAGCACAGAAGTCTGTCCAAAGACAGAACCAAAAGCGCGAATATCCATAATAAAAGAGCTCCGATTTAAGTTTAACTCTCCTCCTCAGAAATTTCGATTAATTTCTGGAGGTACCACGCGCATTTCTTGAGATCCTCAACACCATTTTTAAAGTCTGTACGCCAAAGGTACTTCAGACAGGCTCCCTTACAGTAAGCGCGTAAGCCCTCCTTACCTAAGGCGGCTTCCATAGCGTCGATGCACTCAATACTACCCTGCGTATAGTGCATAGGGTGATTCACGTTGTCATCAAGCAGCATCGTCTTTCGTGGTGTTAGGTCGTCGATCTCGTTAAAGATAAAACGATCTTCTTCAAAAAGCATCAGACTACAAGAAACTCAGAAATATCTAGCAGAGGCTCGCCTTTTACGCTGCGCTCTTTGCTGTATTTGTTGTCAAGATGTTCAACCAGTCCACACGGAGCGAGCTGCACGCGACCTTCGCACTGGACAAGAGGTACGACGCGTCGATGCTCCTGCTGGGGGGACAAGTTTTCAAAAATCGTCCCCATCGTGCTTCGATCGGCAATTGGCCAGCATCTGTACTTAGTTAAAGGAAAGCTTTTGACTGGGTCGCAACTGTCTGAATTTATATACTCTTCAGCCATCTGCTGATCCAAGATCATCATTCCGGTGTAAGGGTTACCGAGGGACGCGAAACCTATAAACCCAGAATCAGGTGTCAGGTAAGTTTTCACCCGGTAAGGACGATCACCCCAGACCCCTGGCGTGAGTCCATTTAGGTTCCACTTCCAATGGTTATCGAAAGGTACGAACTTATCTTCGAATCTCTCAAACCTACAAAAACCGGGCTCGAGGTTTAACTCCTTGAGCTTGTCCTTCCAGTTGTACCAGTAAATAAAGTTTTCACTGGATAAAAGCATATCGTTCTCACTATAGATATAGAAGTCATACGCTTTAGCCTCTACAGCCTTTTTGAGAAGATCTTTATGGCTCCATGTAAGATAAAAATCAGTATATACTTCAGGAGCTACTATGACATCTAGAATCAAACCTTTTACATTCGCTTCTAAAAGCTGAAGAAGAGGTTCTCGGTCCTCACGGTGCTCATAATCGATAAAGATAAAAACCTCTTTTTGACCGGGTAACTCCTCGTAGCCACGGAGGACTGCCAAAAGAGGATCAAACCGGTTTAAAGGGTTGTGCGCAGTAATAGCTATGAAGTACTTAGAGGAGTACAGCAGCGCATTCGAACAAAAAGAATTATCCATTATCAATACTCCATCTCGAAGTTACCGCGACGCTGCAGGAACGTAATTACCCAGGTGTATGCATCGAGGAGATCGTCGTGAGAAGTCGCACCGATATTAATCAACTGATCGAATAGAGCATCGAATTTACGGAAGCGGTTAAACGTCACCTTTTTATTCTCCAGCAAACCAAGAGTACCTCTGAATCGGGCGATCTTGTCGCCACGGAAGCCCTTTGCCTCGTGGATGTGGATATTCCCTAAGCCTCTTTCACTCAAAAGTATCCGTCTTAGATCAGCCGCTAAAGATGCCTGGTAAGCAACTGACTCAACGACTAACGTACACGTGGAGTAAGTCGGGAAGTACTCGCCCTCACTGTTTTCCTGGAGGATGCCCCATTCGACAAGCATTTTGCAGAGAAGATCAATCTTCTCTAGGTTCCCGATTGATCGGACTTGGTGAGCATCGATAACGTAGTACTTATCCTTCAGACGGCCAGCAAGAACAAAAGCAGTGTAGTCGGAGGTTTCGTTCTTACTAGCTGAGAGATCTATACCTACAGCCAGACTGTCAAACTCGGTAACGACGTCGCCCTTAATTAGAAGATCTGGGGATAAGACCAGATCAGATGTCATAACAGGCTGCTGTTGGTACTGGAAGGCAAAAGCAACTGGGTCAAGCTCCTTTTGACCTTGTAGGTAATCAACACTCCACTGCTCCGGCCAGTAACTTTCCGGATCACCCTTATCGTCATAAGTAAGAGCCTCTTGTGTTACCTGCTTCCACCCCTTCTGAGGTACGAACATTGTTTTGTGGATATCAAGCGGGTGGAATCGAGTTCCGAGACAGATGGCTCTCCCGCCCTCAAAAATAATCGGAGCGATAACAGAACTCCAGTTGTTGTTCATCTCCTCCCTAATAGTCGGGTTCTTAATATCGGTACTTGATTTAATAGGGTCATCAACGATCACGAGGTGGGCACGTTTAGACGTAATCGAACCTCTTAGCCCTGCAGCACGCAGAGTAAATTCTTCATCGCCCACACGGCTGATGCCTGCGTAATCAAAGTCGATACTCCAACCGATGTCCGACTGCATACCGGAACGGAGCTGGACTTTCGGGAAGATCTTTTTATAGGTAGATGAGTCGATAATCTGCTTAATAATTCGACTCTTGGGTATTGCAGTCGCGATGTTGTAAGAGCAGTAAATAATCTGAAGAGGAAGACCGGCTGTCGTGTGCCTTCCAATGATCCAGGCGGTGAACATGTTGAGCACCGTGGACTTAGCGCTCCCTCGAGGAGCAAGAATATCAAGATTAGGTCCAGCAATATCTATCAAGTACCGATTACTCTCACCTGTTACCAAGTGCTGATGCCACTCCAGCATGTGCTTTGCCGGAGCTTTATCCATAACAGTACAGAAAGTAGAAAAGTCATCCGCTGCTCTGGAAAATATTGAACTTAGCTCTTGTACATCAGAATCCACAGCCTTAGCTGCGCGTAATTTGAGCGCACGACGATAAGCAAAAGATTCTCTACTCGGCATGCGATTTAAAACAATGTCTGTATACTAATAGCCAGATTCTACCGCTAAATGGCAAAGATTCTCTGGTACGGGGACATCCTCTCGAATACTGGATTTGCTCGTGTAACACACAGTATTCTGAAGCATCTGGCGAAGGATAATGAAATTGTTGCGTTTGGTATTAACTACAATGGCGACCCACACGATCTACCATTCAAGGTCTATCCAGCGACAGCCCTAAACCCAAGCGATCGCTTCGGCATCGGACGGCTGCCTCAGGTCGTAGAGAAAGAAAAACCTGATTTTATTATCTGCCTAAACGATATCTGGATCGTAAACCAAGTTTGGGAGCGCGTACATCTACTGAAAGCACAGTGCAAATTTAAGTTCATAGCTTACTTCCCTATCGATTCTGAGTGGTACATCGAAAGCCACCTCCGATACATCAAAGACTGGGATTTTGCGATCACCTTCACAGTCGAACAAGCTCAGCGTCTGTTGAGGCAGGGTGTTGGGCCGAAGCTCCTAGGCGTCATTCCTCACGGGTTAGACACTTCAAAGTTCTTCCCGATGGAGCGCGATGAGGCGCGGAAACAGCTCGGGTTGCCTCTAGATAAGTTCATTGTTCTTAATGCAAACAGGAACCAACCGCGCAAGCAGATAGATCTGACCATCAAGGCTTTCGCTCAGTTTGCGCAAGATAAAGAAGATGCGATGCTCTATCTCCACATGAGTGAGAAGGATCTCGGTTGGGATGTAAGGGCTTTATTTGAGACAGAGATGAAGAAACAGGGTCTTGATTCGAATGGTCGAATGATCATGACGGCGACCAACATCAACTATATGGATGCACCACCGGATGAACTCCTAAATAAGATATACAACGCTAGTGATGTAGGGATCAACACGGCAAACGGAGAGGGCTGGGGTCTAGTTCCCTTCGAACACGCTTCCTGCAAACGTCCCTTAGTCCTCCCAGACCATACGTCGTTTGCTGATATTTGGAAAAACAAGGCTCCCCTTGCACGCGTTTCGGCCTGGATCTACGACAAAGATCTCGGAGTGGAACGAGGCATTGTCGACACGGACCACGCAGCGGAGCTCCTTACCGAACTCTACGAAGATGAAACGTATCGAAACCAAACTGCGGAATCCTGCTACGAGGTAACAAGAAACCCCTCGTACCGATGGGACAAGATCGCTGAAGGTTTCCAGAAAGCCATGGAGGAGCTAAGCAAATGAGTCTTCAATTTCATCGCTATCGCACCTACCACGAGCGTGCTGTCCGCAAAGTCCACCTACCAACTAAGTCTGGGTTTCCCTCCGTTTACGTACAGGCTCAGGAAATTGGTGGCGAGTTCACTCGCATAATTAACGGGCTTCCTCCGACCGCCGTGGCTAACTTCAGCCCCTGCGTCCTCAAGCACAAGGGCTCGACTCTGATCGCATGGCGATCTCAGCCTGAACCTTTTGTGTTTAGGCACGATATGAAATATTTCTACTACAACAACACCCCTACTGATATCTACGTAGGAGAACTGATCAACGATGAAACGATCGTTGCAGGACAAAAACTAAGAGAAGCGAGGCACAGGCTGAGCTACGAAGATCCACGTATCTTTATCTCTCCAGACGATAAACTTCACTGTCAGTTTGTAACAAGTAGCTACGCAAGCAGGTGGGATAGCTCGAGCCACAAGCTTGTTAAGAGTCCGAAGATCTGCACAGGTGTAGTGAACGAGTACGGGCACTTAATGGATTGCTTCTTTCCTCCTATCGGAAAGAACCTAGAGGACGGAGGTTCAGAGAAAAACTGGTGCTTTTACTCTGATGGCGAGGAATTAAAACTTCTTTATTCGACCGTACCTATCGTCATTAAAAGCCCCGGAAAGCCAGACAAGATAATCGACTCCAGCTGCCTTAAAGAAGTTACTTCCGACCACCCCACTTTTAATTCCACAGCTCCTGTGAAACTTGGGGATGAGTGGCTAGTCTTTTATCACTGGAAGTACATGGTGCAGGAGCTAGATCGCAGGCCCTACTTGATGTATGCACTAAGTGCTTACACTCTGGATGAAGACCAAACAAAAATTGTTCGCATGATGGATGAGCCACTCTTTGTGGGTTCGACCAACGACGATCTAATCACTTGGTCGGATCCTATTGGTAACGACATTTCCAATCAACCAGCATGCGTTCTCCCCTTCGGCTGCTTTATTGAAGACGAAGAAGAACTGGTTATGTCGCTTGGGGTGAATGACTCCTTTATGGGTATCTTCAGGACCCCTGTGCTAAATGTGCTAAGCTTGATGCGACGTATTTAATCAAGAGCCAAGGGAATTCGTTCCCATTAAATACGTTGCAAAGAAGGGGGCTCTAAGCCCCTTTTTTAATTCTTTTCTTCGCGCTCAATAACCGACCAAACAATCAGCGATGCTTCTTCCAGCAGAGCACTCATAGTCGGTTGATCCTCAAAGCTGTTTACGAGCTCACGCAAGCAACGATCCGCGCCTGCAAGCAGTAAACCACGGCGATCTAGGCCGTCAGTTAGCTGTCGAACCGCTTGGATGTGAGAGCGCAGTTCCTTCTGAAGAACAGCGATTTTGGTAGCGGCGGTTGCGTGGTCTAACATGCCCGTTAAGGTCATCTGGCGGACATTGCCTAAATCGATTTTCAGAGCGTCGATCTCGATCAATAGATCTTTACGAAGATCGGCTTTGGGGTAACGCTCCTGAATAAACGCCGTCAGATCGGATATCGAGCCGTCAAACCCAGGCTTTAGGAACCTCGCGAAAAGGAACGCCTCGATATCGCTGGTCGAGTTCTTCGCGTAGTACGTGAACGCGTCACGCTGCGACTTACTTAAAGAATCCAACCACGCTGCGACGGTGGTCGAATCGCCAACTTTTGATTGGATCATGCAAAGAAGCGCGTACCAGCCAGGGCTTGGCTAGCACCATAGCGCTTCAGTGCAAGTTGACCTTTAGTTTGACCTTGAATAGTTGCAAGATCGCTAAGGGTTTTTGCTTGCTGCAGTTTCAGACCACTCTCGAGAGCCTGAGCGCCGAGTGCCAAACTACCCTCGGTCTTTGCTCGAGTGCTGAAAACATCTGCGAGAGTATCAGCTTGTTTCTGAGCAACAGCGGCCCTGGTCTGCTCCTGCAGAGATTTAAGGCCTAAGTTGGTGCCTGCCAGACTTTGAGCTAACTGATTCTCACCAGCTAAAGCAGCTGAACCGGCTTGACCGAGGAACTGAGGACCAGCTAACTCGGTGGCAACACGTGCGTTAGATAAGTTCTTAAGAGTATCAATACCCGCGCCAGCTGCCCCCGTGGTAACGGCAGCTTGAGACGTCGTAGCCTTTTCGGCACGATTTAGGGCTTCTTTGAGGATACCTAACTGAGAGTTAGCAATAGTAGAACCCTCGAGACCGAGAGCACCTCCAAGAGAACCCTGCAGCACTGCGAGCCCGTTCATGGCTGCAGTGAGAGGGTTATTCATCGCAGCGGCCAAAGCGCCATACTGCGAGTAGTAGTCAGAAGGTGCAGAAGAGCCACCACCGCCGCCGCCGCCGAATATGCCCTGTAGCAGACTCCCAACGCCGCCTGCTGCGGTCCCTATGGCGGTTAACGTAAGAGGATCCATAGTCAGTACAGGGCCTTGATCGGTGAATAAGCCTTAGCAGCACTCGCGCCTGCGGTGGCCATACCCTTAAGAACATTAGGGTTAGGCATACCCAGCGTTGCGCTGAGGCTCATCATGCCCACAGCAAGCTGGGTGTCACGGTCGATTTGTTTTTGAGTGATGTTCGACCAGGCGTTAATAGTGTCGCGCTCGAGAGCTCGCTGAGTCAGCTCACGCGTCTGCTCCATCGCCGCTTGGTTAGCGGCTCGCACTTGACGCTCATAAAGAGCAGCGTCAATGTCAGCTCTTCGCTGAAGGATTTCCGGGTCAACCGACTGCCGGAGCAGCTCTTGGAGAATATTTAAAGTCTGCGCTTGAGCCCCAAAGGTTCCGGTCTGAGCCTGTCCTCGTTGCTGTTGACCAGCTTGTTCTGCTTCTTGCGTGCGCTGTTGGCCCTGAGCAGCCTTCTCCTCCGCTTCCTTGGCCCTCCGCTCCTGTTCCCTGGCCAGCTTTTCGGCTTCTGTAGTAACCGGAGTTTGGGCTTGCTGCCCAGACATTTTTTGGGCTAACCGATTAATTTCACCAGGAGCCTCAAAAGGCTTGGTCAACCTTCCAAAAATTTGAGGAAGAGCTTGAAGTGCCCGTCCTTCTGCAGTATCAAAAAATGAAGTCGACATCTTCTCTATTTCCCTGTTCCAATTGTACTAAGAGATTGTTGGAAATCAGGGCGTGCGAGATAGTTACGCAGGAATTCTTGAGCTGCTCCACCGGTTGCCATCGCTTGAGTCCCCGCCATCTGAGCAAGAGCGGGAATGATCTGGGCTGAGGCGTTGATTTCTGCCATAGCCCGCTCGCGCTCACCTAGTTCTTGAGCCATCGCACGCTGGCGATTCACATCTTGCTCGATTCGCTCAGGTACATCAATCTGAGGTAGATCGACCATCCCCAGAGTTGCCAGTCGGAGAATGGCTCGGTTTAGATTCTCTTTACCGTAAACCCGCTCGAGGTTTGCCAGTTCACTGGGGCCGACTAAATATTTGCCGCCTTGTGCAACCGCAGGAGGTGCTGCACCTAAACCACCAATACCGGACGAAGCACGGGTTAATACTTCACCGCCAACATTACCGAGAAGTTCGGCTAGAGCAGCTCTAATAAAAGGACCACTACCAGCGACAGCAGCAGGAGCAGCGGCGGCAACAGCAGGAGCCATAATTAAGAAAGACCCGGTTTGTCGAAACTCGTGCCCGAAGGCGGCTTCTTTATTGATTGTAGTTCATTAGGCATCGGTTGTACGCCTAATTGAATATCCTTCTGGTCCACAGAAGGCAGTGCTGCTGTCTGTGGGAAGTTGGATTCGATGTACATCTTCAGAAACGAAGTTGTTTCTAAAGAAGGGGCCAGCTGACGAACATCGCGTTCGCGTAGCTGCTGTGCACGAACGTTATGTCTCATCAGCTCAGATACTGGAAGTTCTCAGAGGGAGCAATATTGTTCGAGGCCGGAGCATTCAGCATCGAGTAGTTAGAGCCCAGATTCGGAGTGTCGTACTGAGCAGGACGTTGTGCAGAAAGCATGTCCATGTGCTCGTCCTGCTGGTCAGCAAGTTGCTGCAGCAGTTGAACCACAAGGGCGAACTCCTCAGGCTCTAACTCCGCAATCAGAGAAAGGAGGTACTCATCGTTAGGGTTATCATCTGTAACCCGCATGCGCTGCTCAAGCTGAGTGCGCTGCATGGGGTTGTTGTTATCGGGATAACCATTCAGTGAATGAGTCGCTCCGGTATACATACCCTGATCCGCCTCATGCCCAGGCATAGGAGGCAGAGCAGTCGCAAAACGACGAACGATTGCAGCAGTTGCAGGGGTTGCTGCTGCCATCTCGGCAGGAGTCGTGGGCATCGGGAGCCCTAGAATCCGCGAAGCTAGTTCGTAATCGGCTTTAGAGAACACCAGAAACCACCACGGCTGATTTATCTATATTATCGCGTATCTCCAAGATATCGCCCGGTGTACAGTCAAGCGTGATGCACAGCTTCTCTAATACGTCAGGAGAAGGTATATAGGCAGCATCAGAGTAAATCTTGCGCGTAGTTGTAGGCGATAACGCTGCCAATTTACTCAGAGCAAACGAGGAAAGCTCCCGTTTATCGAGAACTTCTTTGAGGGTGTTTAATAATCGACCCGTAGACGTATGTGAAGAGTAGAAAGGCATTCCCCTGCCGCACAGAGTTGTCAGTTTAAGCGAGTTTAAATTCCTAAAAACCTAAGTGTTTCCGGCGGCAAAACTCCAGATCCCAGGTTGTGAAACTCGTAGGCAGCTCGGGAATATTAAAAGGTGTCTTGTAGGTATCTCCCTCGATGTGGGCCTGCCAAGCTTCACTCCACTTAGCGTGCAAATACCTCTTGTTCATTTCGTGGGCAATATGAACAGCTGTCTGTAAACGGGGCTCCGAGCGCCAAGTCTGCGAGCCGTCCGAATAATCTTTCTTGGTTCCGTGGTAGTACCCGTGATCCAAAGTTAAAACACGCTTTACATCGTCGTGTATAAACCGCATACCGTAGTCCATATCCTCGCAATAGCCGGGATAAAGGTTCTCATCAAATAATCCGTACCGCTGAACCATCCAATCTTTAAGGAGGAAAATATCCCAACCACCGCCTGAACCGTGGACAACACCAACCTCGTCGTCCTCAGCCTTGGCCTGCATCTCCTCCAGAAACCCAGGTTCGAACATCACGTCGTGGTTAGAGATCACCCAATAGGGAGCTTTCATAAAGCTCTTAATTATTAGGTTCCAAGCTCCCGAACATCCGATATTCGAAGGCATGTGCGTAACGTGCACACGTTTAACAAAGGGGTTCGAGAGACCCTTGATGTTTTCAACCTCATCCGTAATCTGATCTCTTCCGTTGTTATTGAAAACAACAAAATTATCTACAGGGTAATCAATGCTCATGAAGAGCCTGTGTAACCAATAGGGATTATTAACAATCGCCGTACCAATTACAGGGATGGGTTTTGACATCGCCCTACTGATTTATGTCAGCATAGTAGCAAACTTAAGCTTTCGAGTACTGCGTACAACCGATCGCGTCGACAGTCTCAGCTTCGGGGTAATCAAAAGAGCATCCGAACTTAGTCTTGTGAGCACACGAAGTACAAGGAAGATCCACATCTTCTGGCTCGACATAGGTTCTCGTGCGATCCAGTGAATTTTTAATGTGCTTAAGGGCCGTACGAAGCTCTTTGAGCTCCTGGTAAGCCTCATTACTAATTTCGAACCGCGTCTCCCTGTAGAAACATTTTTCGCAAGTGTGCCTCCTGCGAGTCCCTTCTGGGACTTTTCTAGACTCAAGGACCACAAAAGCGGGTTCACCGCAACAAGGACATTTAGCCTTGTTGGTACGAAGACCGCGAATTTGATCGACTGTGTGAGGTGAAAGTTGAGCTGCCATTTACATAAAAAAATACCCGAGGCGGGATTCGAACCCGCGCTGTAGAACTTTTAAGGTTCTTGTCTCTTCCGCTGGACTACTCGGGCCAGCAGTGACAGCATACT